CTAAGGCGCACCGCATACACGTGGTATGCACATCATGTCCCTTACTCAACTGAGGTGTCCTATGCCAAGCCGTTATCGCAGAAAATTGGGAAACCAAATCTCTGGAGGCGGCATGGATAGTTCAGCTCGATACTACACGGACACCAACTGGCGCGGTCCGGTGGTTAACTTTTACCCACCGCGGTCCGGCATTTCCTCTTTTGAGGAAATGTGGGATTCTACCAATTCACCTCCTTATCCAGATACCAATATGACAGCTCACAAGCTGCGCGTAAAGGCTGGAAGGGTGAATGGCACCGCCCTAGGGTCAAATCCTGGAACTCAAGAATATTTCCGGGATGTATACCACAATTCACTTGTGGGACCCTACTCCTACACTGATTCCGAGATGTGGCATTGTTCTGCTATCAAGGGACTTGACGTCTCCCAGTATTGGAACAAAGCTTTAGCTCGATCAAACCCTAATGTGCCAATAGTTGATTTGGCACAATTCATCATCGAATTAAGACAGTATCCTAGGATACTTCGATGGCGAAACGAGCAATATGGTGAGTATGTGGCATTAAACCAGATACCGATCCAAGCTCAGTTTGGGTGGGCGCCCATGTTTTCGGACATGATCAAACTCCTGAACATTCAGGATATGATAAAGCGCCGTGCAGGAGAGTTAGAAGAGCTACGGAAGGGACCTCAGAAGCAGAAGGTGATGCTTGAAAACATCACTCGAACTGAACGAGGTTCCAAATATGGGGCTGGTGGTCAAACTGTTCAGGTCATTCGCAGATCTTCTGCTAAAGCCTGGGTAGTAAAGTATCACCAGATCACAGTTGGAAAGGGCAATAAGCCCCCCACAACTGATAGAACAAGTGCAGTGCGTAGTGCACTACTTGGTCATCCCCTTTACGTAGCGTGGCAGGTGATGCCTTGGTCTTGGCTTATCGACTATTTTTGGTCGGTAAGTGACTTCTTAGCTGGCGGCCTGAATGTTATTCCAGGCTACCAAGTCAGCAAGATGTGTGTGTGTCTTGAGAAGACAACTCACTTCTCACACGAGACCGTATCATCCTCGCCGCTTTATTGGAAACCCGCATCTTTCTCACCAATGTCTGGACATTTAAAATCCATGCAGAGGTTAGTAGGTGCGAGTCCAAGGCCCGTGTTACCCATGGGCTCCGTTCTAACTGGAGCACAATTGGGCACGTTAGCATCACTTTGGATCGCGAGAGGTCCAGGGGGGATAACGAGAAAAGGTTGGATTAATGATGTCCGACCTGATGTCGTTCCCTGGGGCATGAACTATTAATCATGTCTCACGATGCAAGTTGAGTATCCACCGTAACTAGTACGTCTCGATAGAGACACGTAACGAGTACATCACATGCTTGCAAACTCCTATACCGTGAACCTTGGCGCCACCCCCGTCACTCTGACGAAGGTGAACCAAGACGCCTACACTTCCAACTTTTATGCAAAAGTTGGAACTGACAAGGACGTTTCTTTGACAATCAAGCACACTTTTCCAAAGAAAAGGAATGCTTCTGGCATTGAATCGCACTTGGCCCGGATTGATGTTAACTACTACAATCCGGTTGATCAGTCCTTGCTGCGTACAGTCTCTCAGTGGACTGTTTGGCAGACTGCCGGTCTGTATCAAGTTGATGCAGATTCGGCCAGTGTCCAGAAATTCTTGAAGGATTTCGTGGCTACTGCAGGAGTGGAGGCCGCCGTTCTTGGTCGTGAGAGCTAATGCTCTCATACTAAGGACGGTATTTCAGGAGGTGTCTTGCCGGCGTTCTTAACCAAAGGAACCCCGGATGAAACAAAACACAGACAAGCATGTTGCTTTAACCATGTTCCTCTCCATCCTCGATGAGGTTGAGAGGTGCATAGCAAACAGCGACATGCAATCCTTGAGATCCGACGCACATGAACTTTTCAAGCGCGTTGATCACAGAGGCCCTTCAATTCTGCTCGAAGATCTTCCAAAAGTTGGTAAGATATTCGACAAGGGTCTCTCTGAGGGTCACTTCTATTGGGAAAAGATCCCCAATAACCTCAGAAGGTCAGGAGGTTGGCTCTTCGAGTCAATCCTCCTCTGGTCGTTCGACGAATCTGGATCAAGTCGTGATCCAGATGTCGAAACAGTCGCACTTACCCGGCAAATCCTCTACGCCTTTAAAAAGGTCGAAATGGATTCAACGGATAAGGCCAAAAGGAATGCTATTTCGGAGTTTTTCGAAATTGAGCACCAATTGGCGGAGCCTTCTCTTGATTGGGATAGTGATTGCTTTATTGACAACCTCTCTCAAGCTCATGGTCTATCTTTTCAAGACCTATGGGCTGGAGGAGAGCAGTCTCTTTGGCTCGCACTATCCAATCTCGATATCGTCTCTAAACTCCTCGTCTTCGGTGAGTTTCACCTGGACTGGGATGACTGTCGACCAAAGCATGGACCCGGATCGGTTTCAGATCTGCCTAGAGGGGGAGATAAGTACTCTTTTCCCTCTTGGCCTAAGCGACTCTCCGTTCTCTTCCCTTCAAACGGTTGGGCTTCTCACGTGCACGACTGTGCCGAGGAAAGTCTACCCGATTTCTGGGGTGAGAACCCTCGAAGCAAGCTCATTTGCGTTCCAAAAACGCTGAACAAGCCTCGAGTTATCGCTTCTGAACCTACTGCTAACATGTACATCCAACAGGCTGTTATGAAACGTCTAAAACGTTCTCTAACAAAGCTTGCTTTGAATGTCGTGTCATTCTCCGACCAAACTCCTTCACAGGAGGATGCAAGGAGTGGATCCCTAACTGGCGATACGGTCACTATTGACCTATCATCAGCATCTGACCGCCTCTCTCTTAAGGTGGTTGAGCGTTTTTACTCAACCCCTTGGTTGGAGGCTTTCTGGGCGTGTCGCACCCCAAGTGTGTACGACCCACTGACAGGTCAGGAGGTGCTTATGAAGAAGTTTGCACCTCAGGGTTCTGCAGTAACATTTCCTGTTCAGACACTCGTTTACGCGGGCGCTGCCATTTCGGCAGCACTCGCATCGCGAGGTATCTGGGCAAGAGATGTGACTCTCAAGGATCTCCTTCTTTTTATTGAAGAAGGCGACTTTGAGATACGGGTATTTGGGGATGATATCATTGTCCCCAAGTTCGCTGCTGATGTGACGGTTTCATTACTTGAAAGCCTAGGCTTAAAAGTAAATACTGATAAAACCCATACCAACGGATTCTTTAGGGAATCCTGCGTTATGGATGCATATAAAGGGAGGGAAGTAACCCCCCTCTATCTGACATCCATCAGTAAACCGTCCTCGTTTGCCCAACTGGTGTCCTGGACTGAAGTGCGTAATAACGCTTACAGAAAAGGACTTTGGGGTTTAGCTTCCATAATGGAAGAACTGATCCCTCAGGGCTTGAGACAGTATGTCTACAAGTCACCCAGTCCAGCGGGCGGCGTGCGCCTCGAGACTTTCCTGCCTGTATCCAACAAACCACTGAAGAGAAGGTGGAATGAAGAGCTACAGGTCCTTGAGTATAAAACTATTGTACTCAAGGAAGAACAGGAGGTGGAGAGGCGACATGATTGGTCTGACCTGCTTCAGTATTTTATTGAAATGGAAGAACTGAT